CCAACGGACCCATAATAAAGGAGTTTCTTGCACGACAATCATTAAAATCTTGGAGGACTTGACCCTGTGGCATCAAGTTATATTCAATCCGCATAACTATTCCTAATTAGAAGACTTAATAAAACTTTTACCAGTATACTCCCAATTGATACTGTCGTAATTAAGTTTAAATCTATCTCTTGTGACTGGTGTAGACTTTCTAGGGTGACTACCCTTACCACCATTGTATTCAGGAAAGTGTCTATCTCTTGTTTCTTTCTCTAACCTATGAACTACATTCGGACCTTTCTTGCCCATTTACCATCTCCCGCATATACACTCTTCTTCTAAACAAACACACTCACCAGACATCTTTTCATGCAGTATATATAAAACTTCCTTCATCGCATAGTGATCTTTATCTATTAACGCTGTACAAAATGCCTCTATCAACTCGTAATCAGAATCCGTAATAGGCTCATCTGTATTTAAATCAATCATCAGCTAACCAATCCTTTATAATTAATGACTTTGCTAATTCTAAATAAAACAGCTCCTGTTCACTTGTAAGCGTACTTCCTACCTCTACCCCTACATCGCCTATGCTTATTAAAAGAAAGTCCTTAGAACGCTTTATATGAGCTTCTATGAGGTCTTCTGCATCAGGTCTAAGCTTTATTATAGTCATCTAATTTTTTTTTGCGGGGGATATATATATACACACAGCGCGCGCCTTCGGAGGGGGGGGTACTGTATATCCATCCACTGTATATTCATCCAGCCCTAGTCCTTATCGGTTGAGGCTCCGTCAAAGCGCTTTCGATTGACACTTATAACAAGATCATCATTTCCTGTGCTGTGTTCTATAGCGCGTAGTTTTGGCACTAAGAAGTTACTAACCTTCTCCATAGCATCAACACTTGCTTTATAGTCTGCCGCCTCTCCTGACTGCTCCGCTATCTCCTGCAACTTGAGGGACGAATCAATCATGGAAAGCACTGGGTTAAACTCTTTACCGTACTTCTTTTCTATTCTATCCGCCAGTAACCGTTTTAATGGCTTGTTTCCGCTACCTCTAGGCCTTCCCATAGTGTCTCCTGCTGTCTTATATTGTCTGATTAGCTATAAATAAATTCTATCGCTCTGATTTAATTGATTTAAATATTTAATGAATCCCTCGATTATACATTATTCGGCCTTATTTAGCCTTATATATAAGTAAAAGTGAGTTTATTCTTTGTCCTTATAAGAATTCGATATAAAAATAGTGTATTCAGTGTTGACAGTTGTTAATGTATAAAGTAAATTAGTTACACATTCATTGATATATAGGTAGATAGATATGCACATTACTTCAACTAAGGATTACTTTGTTTCTTATCACACTGGTGAGGGTCGAGAGCGTAAAGGCGAGAGAGTTTGTGGATCGGTTATTGGTCAATTTATGGCAGATCATCAAGTATTCTCAATAGAGCCCATACAATGCTGGGAATGTTACACAAAGAACCCTGAAACTGGTGAAGGTGGCTGGGACATTGTTTGGATTGAATCGACTCGCGAGTTAGTAGAACAATACCCAGAATTTGATTGCATCATTACCACTGATTATCCATGCAACGGACTAGAGCCAGTTGAGTTCTTGGATGTTGAAGCATATGTATAACTCACCTGATGATGACTATAGGGGTATAGTCGAAACGCCTTCGGGCGTAGTGAGACCCATAAACAACAGAGGATATATAAAATGACTATACAAATACACGGATTGAAAAGCTTTACCTATTGCGAGACAAAAGGACTAGCTAAGTGCTTTGATGCATTAACTAACCAACTCGGCACGTATTACGATGTAATGGACGACGGTATCGGATTCAATGCTAATAGCGGGTATGTTTATATAGCATTAGAAAGCGGAATCACAATTGCCAGTATGTTAGGGCATGATGTCGAATACATCGTTACAGATTACAACGACGGTGAAGAATTCTTTTTTAATACATACAAAGAAGCAGAAGCCAAAATTGATGAACTAAACAACATGGAGGAAACAGCATGAATAAAACTAATGATTTATATGAACATAGCGAGTTTACGCATTGGCTCTCTGAAATGCCATCCAATATGGCTTGCAACTACCGCGAGGAAAACGTCGATTTTAATGGAACGCGAGTGACAATTACATTTTCAATCTTAGACGAGGAGGAAACAGCATGAGCAAGATTAAAGACGATATTTTATCATTACGCGCACAAGCTAGAGCCGCACGTTATCTGGCCCTTAAAACATGGGAGAAAGAGCAAGACAAGGATCGACAGATGGATAATGTTACGTCATTTGTTCTAGGTGTTGCCGTGGCTTTAATTGTGGGCATAGGCTACCAAATACATATTATGGGGGCGCTGTAATGGATAACATTTCTACACAACCTCAACGCCTATTAGAATACCTGCAAAAAGGCCACACAATTAACCGTTTAAGAAGTTTTAAGGAGTTAGGCATATTTGAGCTATCAGCTAGGATTTGCGACCTTGAGAAAGACGGCCATGAGTTTGAAAAGCGCAGGGTTAAATCTAGCAATCAATGGGGTAAATATTCATACGTACAATACAAACTAAAAGGAAACCCCGAACCTATTAAATTATCAGGGTTTAAAGGTTCAGCACTGGAAGCAAAAAAGTATCTCAGTCAGTATTGTTAATTATCCTGCCAAGCCCTCAGAAATGGGGGCTTTTTATTTCCCTTGGTATTTCTTTCGTAGGTAATTCATCGACACTGGCAGTTCATCGCAACCACCATTGGCAACCTCGTTGAGCATCCATATGCCACGCCATGACGAGTTGGTTTGCGGGGTTAAGTAATCCTCATCATGTTGGTAGTAAATCCCTGAAAACAAGCCTAAAATATTTGTACCGTCTGCCCTCCTGCCATAGGCAATGTCTCTATCTTGGACATGACCCATAATACAGGACATCATCTTTTTACTGAGCATATTCCTAGCACTGGATACAGGCCGACCCATGACGCCAGATGTAAAGAAATGCGAGTAGGCTATCTGGTCCACAACGACCACTTCAAGATAGTCGTAAACCTCAAAACCAAACGACTCTAATTTTAAATCCTTATACCCAATCAATCCTTCTAGTTTGGGATCACTTTCGATGGCTCGCTCGATACGATTCTCATGGTTTCCCAGTGTATAAATCATTCGCGGGGTATAGCGTTTCTTTTTATTTGAAATCAGGCGATTCTGTTCGTCCCATATGGGTTGCATGAACACCTCCATTGCGGAGATTCCTGCCTCAATATCCTTAATGTATCGCTTGCCCTCAAAGGACGTTGTTCCAGCTTTATTAAAAGTATTGAGACTTGGCATATCAAAATGATCACCAATATGAACAATAACGTCTGGCTTTTTCTCTGCCGCATACAATCCTGCCCATCTCAGGTGGTCAGTAGGTGAATTAGGTTTAACTTGGGTATCTGGAATGACTAAATGTTTCATATAACCTCACAAAAAAACGCCCCGAAGGACGTTCTTAGTTTGTTAAATCTTCTTGTGCAATAGCAATTAACCCTGCTACACAAAGAAGTAGAAAGTAAGTAGTCATGTCAACCTCATTAGTTTGAAGCGAGATTATACTTACCTCCCATACGTTTAGGTAATGACTTTAAATCATGGACAAGATACCATATAGTTATATTCTTGTTTCATGATCTATCAAGAAATCAATGTAGTGTTTAGCCTTCCGAAGGTCATCTATTCCTCCTTTTGACTGCCACCTACTAACGTATTTAACCACATTACCCTCACAATAGCCAAGTTGGTTGCCCAAGATGTAATCAATGGGCTGTATTTCAAGGTCTTTGTAGTGGCTTCCACCTATCTGTATATCCTTACTCATAACTTACCTTTTAAACTTATATTCCATAAATGATTTCCACAAAAGTTCTACAGGCAAAAGGTCCTTATGATCCATAAACAACCTATCACCATACCCAAAGTTTTTGGCGTAGCTTTTTTCTTCAAAACTTGTTCTTCTTATCCAGCCATTGATCCTCATAACTTTAGGGTTATCTGTTCTCCCAACTAAAACAGCCAATTGGGATTTAAATTTATCCATAGAATCAAATATTAATTTACCAAACTCTGCGTTGTTAAACTTAACATCAATAGAAATATCATTAAACCATAAATCTACGCCCCCATCTGTCACAACATTAATTACAGGAGGGTCTATATTAAATAGCCTAGCAACTGCAAACTCTGCCTTGAACCCATAAACATTAGCCTCAACCCTAGATTGTTTCTTGTTATCTAGTCTAGGTTTAAAGCCTTGCATTTCGCAGAGCCTAACCGTATCAGCACCCATTAATTCTGAAGCATGAACATCTTGATTGCTAAGACTAACAAGCATTAAAAG